CGAATTAAATCCGCATTGTCTCCAAGGTTAGATCCATCAGCTAGTTTGGTTGTTAATATTTCTTCACCCAGGAATGTTTTAGCAATTGATGAGGCTTTATTAATATTCTCATCATAACTTCTTCCCCATTCCTCTCTCAGTGATCTTTCGTTTTCTTGCTGTGTCAGCATTACTGAATTTTCATTATCAACATTAACTTGATTAGTTATTTCTTGATAATGGTCAAGAACACCCTGAGCTTGTTTTGGAGATAGCCCATATTTATGTGCTGTCTCTTTAAACCTTGTTAGCATGTCTTGGTTTAAATATTCTTCTCCAACTTCATGCTTTAGTTCATAAGCCCCTGGTTCTTGTGGTCGACCTAATTTATTATAGATGTCGTTCCATTCGTCTTCAGTAGTATTAGCTCCTGGCACTACCATTTTATCTTTGCCAATCATTTGCTCAGCATTGATATAACTTTTTGCCAGTGTTCCTACATCACTAAATTTTTGTAATGATGCGTTTGTTTTTAAATCGTCTGATAAACTGTCTCTCCAACTTGGTTCGGTTGCAGCAGTTTGTTCAGACGGTTGGCTTTGTTGTTCGACAGCCGTTACCTGTTCTTCTGCCATGTTTCTTTCTCCTTATGTAAAGATTACTATTAAAATTATCAAGAGTATTACCCCTGATGCTATTTTCCATTTGGTTTTAAGTGCTAACCATAAATCGAAAATCTTTTTTGCAGCTGTATATGCTTTAATCATTTAAGCTCCCTAGTTATCATTTGTTTTATAAACAGTATTGCAGCACGTTGTCCTTCCATAAAAGCACTTTCGTGTGCATCACCTTTTACATTTGTCGTTCTAAACATGTGACAACGATTTTCTAAGTCTCTTAATACTCGTTCTCCTTGTTCAGTTCCAAATGTTATCTTGTAGTCAGTGACCAATTGTTTTAACTGGTCTTCTTGCATTGTCTGATTTTGTTGCTCATCAGCCATATTGCCTCCTTATTGTTGTACAGCTTTTACCATTGGGGCTGCTGCTCCAGCTGCTTGTGCTTCTTGCATCATTTGCTGCTGTTCAGCTGCCTGTTGTTCTTGCTGTTGTCTTTCTTTTCTAAGTTGGGATACTTCAGCATCTGATCTCATAACCTTAGCTGGTAAACCCAAAGTCTTTTGAACATACTTGGCTAAACCATCGGTATCCAAATAATCCAAAATAGGTGCAAACTGTGACATCGATCCAAAGATTTCAACGCCTCTCATCACAGCATTTAAGTCTCCTGATCTCTGTGCTTTAGCAAGAGGTGAGACATATTCAATTTCTATATTCTGACCAGCCATTATTTCTGGTGCTGGTTTAAATACATTAGCTCTATTTAAAATATTGAATACTCGTTCAATAAGGGGTTGGAGTAGTTCGGACTGTAATCTTCCAAGTACAGGGCCTAACAACCTCATCTTTTCTTCGTTACGTTGCAACACTTCAGTAGCTGTCATGTTACCCCCTTGAGCCATTAACAATTGATCTACATAAAAAGTTTTTTGAATAGCCAATTGTCTATCTTGTATCATATTAACTGTTATCGGATTGTTAGCTCCAGTTTGTAATGGTTCAATACGATCTCTTGAGCCTGATCGATAAAAGTTAAGTCCACCAGGTACAGTTCTAATAGGTAAAATAAAGCCATCATCAGGAACCATTAAAGGTGGATCAATTTGTTTTTGTGCTGCCTTGATTGTAACTTCAGACATTTTGTTTAACATCTTAACATCAGGGAGTGCATTCATTGCAGGAGATCTTCCATAGATCTCATAACTTGCTTTTAAATAACGTGGTACAACGTATGGAAACTCATTAAAGCCTCCCTCTGAAATTAAATGTATATCATCAGGATCTAAGTAACATGATTTAAACGGCATATTGCCTGAATCTTTTTTAGATGCGTCATAAGCATCTCGTGGGGATACCACATGGAGCAATTCAACATCAGCAAAAACATCTTTTTTATATTTATTAAAAATACCAGGGCCGACATTCGTTTCACCAAATAAAGATACCGCAGCTCTAGCTGGAATTGTAAATCTTCTAAAGACCGTATCAACTAAACCTTTTTCATTTTCACTTACATAAATTTCTTTAATGTGGCGTGTATTAAATCTAACTAAGTTTTTTTCATCAGAGGTTACAAACATTGCTGATGTACCAAATGATATTAAATCTTGATACAGCTCTTGCACTTCTTGTTGAAAGTTAGAACGATTAAAGGCTACATACATATCCTCAGTAACAGAACCTAACCATTCTTGGGCTTCATCATCTTCAGATAATAAACCATCTTTAAATTGTAACGTGAACCAAGGGGAAGCTGCGTTAGTTAGCATGCCATGTAAACTTGCACCTAATAATTCTAAGGCGTGGATTGCAGTACCATCATAAATATGTTCTGTTCTCTTATCTCCACGAGTTCTTTGTTGTGTAATGTCTGCTTTACGAGGAAGCATATAATCAGCAATTTCTTGCCAATGGCTTTCCCATGTTGATCTCATCGTTCTCAGTGTTTGAAAACGATCAACCAGCATTTCTGCTGTTTTATTTTTCATATATTAACCTAATAAAGTTGGTGAGTATGTGTCAGGGTTTCCACCTAATCCTTGAGCAGATGTTAAGATAAGAGGCTTACGACCTTTTTTCTTTTTTTGCACCATTTGATCCGTTTCCTGTGTTTCCATCGGTTCTTCAGTAACTGGAGCTGGATCAGACACAGCTGGTGATACAGCTACTGCTGGCTCTGCTGACGGTGCATCCATTTCTTTTACTGTAGGAACAACTTTACTAAGTATGCCTCCTCCAGCTGGAGTTGTTTCTGCTGCTTCAATTGCTGGTGTGGTTACTGGTGCTTGTACAAAAGGTTTTACGATTTCCTTTGGCACTACTTTTTTGATTAATTTCTTTACGGCTCCCATAATTGTTCCTCCATATATAGGGTAGTTTTAATTCAACAGAATGGTCGGTGTTTTGCTTCCAACCAATTCGTTGATATAAATTTATTAATGTTTGATTTATCGGATCAGCTTCAAGAACTTCAGCAAAGTCTTTAGTCATCTGATAAAACTTATTTACAATGTAACGGTTTAAAATTTTTCCTTTGTATTCATCTGCAATGTGCATGTGAACATTAAAACGTCCAGGCTCATTTTCTAATTCATACATCCATACAAAACCAGCCGTACTCTGATTATGCATGAACTTAAATATTGTGGCATAATAAACAATCTCATTATGATCTTTAAGATTGGCAAAATTATGCTTAACTAAAAAACCATGTAGATCTTCATGGTTGTCAGTTTGTATTATATCAATCAAGCAACTTATTTCCCGATCCTACTCCAAGAGCATTTAATAAAATATTACTAATGGTCGGTATTTTTCTTAGACGTTCACTTGTTTTCTTTAAATCTTTTTTAAATTCAGGATTAGTAACCTGGTACTTAACAGACTCGATTGGCCCCATACCCTCTGTTTCATTGAAACCAAGTTGTTTGTTTGCTTGTGCCAATTCATTAAGACCACTGCTATCCAATTTATTTTGTTTTGCGTTTTGCAATAAACTGCTTCTATTACCTTCTAATAAAAGACCACGAGCCTGAACAGATGCAGCTGTCGGATTAATTTGTTTAGCTTCACCAGCCTGCAAACTCTCTCTTGCAGCGTTTTCTAATCTACCAGCCACACTTCTGTTGTAGTGCATTTGATTAGCTCTTTGAATAGCTCCAGCTAATTTACCAGAGTATTTTGTTCCCTGTTTATTAAATTTATTAGGATCCTTATTAAAACTTTTATTTTTACTAACTTTACCCATTTTAACTTAACAAGGTTGGTGAATATACATCCGCTTCTGTTGTTAATCCTTGTGGGCCTGTAAGTATTGTTTGCTTACGCCCTTTTTTCTTTTCTTCTACTTTTTCTTCAATAGCTTCTTTTTCAGGATCTTCTTGTATTGCCTGAATAGGATCAGCAGATGCTACTTCTTCTTTTTTAGTTTCTATGCTGCTTGGAGGTGTATATCTTACAGGCTCTGGTGCAGGCGGAACTGGTGGCATCACAATTTTTGGTTTAAATAATCTGCTCACGTTGGTCTCCTAAAGGGTTATAATAATTCATTGCGGTTCGTTGTGGTGATTTCTTAGTATCATCCACTTCTTCAAGCCCAACCGCTAACACTCTCATAGCATCACATGCGTGGCT